CTATAAATAGGGGGGAAGGTATACGAACCTTCCCCCTGTAGCGCGAGGTGAACCATGGACGACAAAACGGACGAAGTAGCAAAATACGAACAAATGATCGAAAAGATGTTGGACGAGAAAGCAGAGAAAATTGGGATGATGAACGCTGGGTGGAGACAAACCGAAGGCGGGGCATTTTACTACCAAGACGATGATGATCCGAAGATCATCCATTTAAGCTATTAGGAGCGCATAATGCCGAAGGTTGGTGAGAACCTATCCAAAGAAGCATCATTGGCTGGACAGAAGCGTCTAACGCCGCAACAACAAGAGTTCCTGAACAACTACCTGCACAAAGACATGACACAGACAGGAGCGGCCCGTGAGGCTGGCTACAAGAACCCGTCAGTGTCCGCAGTGCGATTACTGCAAAGCAGCGTCGTACAGGAACGCTTACAAGAGATGAGGCTAGAGTCGCAAGCTAAGTTTGGTGTCACGTTGGACAAGTCTATTCGTGATCTGAAGCAGATGCGGGACGAGGCTTGGAACGCTGGTAAAATCAGTGAGGCCATTAGGGCTGAAGAGTTACGTTTGAAGGCAGCAGGACTACTGATCAACAAGCAGCACGTTGTGAAGGAGGATATTACTTCTACAACCAAGGAGCAGATTACCGAAAAATTGGCTGAGTTCCGCCGTTTAGCTGAGTCTAGAATGGTAAATATTACACCGGATGTAGACGTTATCGAACATGACCCACAAGATATAGTGTAATATAGCGTAAGTCCCACTAAATCCCACTGCCCACCCCATGCGGGGGGAGGAGAGGGGGATCATCGGGTTTCCAGAAAAATTGTTCGGGTTCGGGGCCATCGGGATCGGGGCTGATCGGGATCGGGTTGACATCGGGGCTGTCATCGGGGCTATCATTGTCCATCCTCCCTCGACTCGCCCGACCATTGGCTGTCTTCAGTGGTCGGGCCTTTTCGGGATCGGGCTAAAACCTGTACAATTGTTCGGGATCGGGTCCGGGGGTACTCTAGAGAAGATCCAGCCCCCGGAGGATACAACCTCCACCTCCGGGGCGCTGCGAACAAACCCGTACAATTGTTCATGTTATTCGAAGCACCCCGGATCTCCGTATTCGTTCCAAAAAAGTTGTTGACCAGGGTTGCAATAGTTGCTATATTTAATAAGTCAATTGAGAGGAGGACAATATGCGTAAGTTAGGATTTGGGTTCGCCACAATCGGAATGTTCTTGCTGGTATTGCTAACGGGAGTAGAGCCAGTGGACGAGGCAGCGTTCTGGATTCATGTCGGGCTGATGTATATCGCCGTTGCAACCCTCGGGATCGGGGCGGTGTTGATGTACAAGAAATAGATTCAGGGCAGCCCCTGAGTCTGACCCTCCAGCGGGCTGGGGGGTCTTTTTTTGCCCGCAGCTCAGAACCCGAACAATTGTTCGTTTCCACCAGTTCCGCCAGTCCCGCCAGCACCTCTGGTACCATATGATACTTTTTCTGTATTTTTCCTGTTGACACGTTTGCAATGATTGCCTATATATAAGGCATCAACTGAGAGGAGGGCGTAATGCTCATCAAAGAAAGAATTGCAAATGACTTATCTGACAACCTGTTTGACGTTAATTGTCCGACGCGGCGTTACTTCCGCTGCTGGTTGGATGGCTCTTACAATGGCGAGGAACACTACCGTAGAAATGTAGCGTTCATCCAAGAGAACAAAAACAACAAACGCCGGATGCGTAGCTTCGTGATCTCCGAGTTCGTGCTGTACACAGCCTGCGACTCGCACTGCTCACCATCTTACGCAGCAAAGATGATTAAAGAGATCGTACCGGCTAACGATCTAGAACGCCTCAACGATGAATTGATTGAGGACGCTCTGGACTTGGTGGAGGGCATGTGATGCTTTATTTCGCGTATGGATCAAATCTGAATCAAGAACAAATGTCGGGGCGCTGCCCCGACGCTAAACCTTTGGGCAAGTTTACGCTAGAAAACTGGCGACTCGTCTTTCGGGGCGTAGCCGATATCGAACCACACGAGGGCAGCCTGCTGATGTGTGGATTGTGGGACATCACTTCTCGTGACGAAAAGAATCTCGACAGATATGAAGGCTTCCCGCGTCTGTATCGAAAAGAGGAAATCTGCGGCTTGATGACCTATCGCATGAATAGCGAGGAGATCGTGCCACCGTATGATGACTACTTCGATACTATTCTTCGGGGATATCGGGACTTCGACATGGAGGAGGAACCTCTGTGGGAAGCGTACCAACATTCTTGGAGAGATCAAAATAGACTCTGGTGATCGGGGAATTGTTCGGGGTTTTAAGGGGAGCTTCTAGCTCCCCTTTTTTTGTGCCTGAATCTCCCCGCATCCCTCCGAAAGCTCCCCACACGAACAATTGTTCGTCTACTTTGCGAGGATCCTGAGTTCAAAAAAAAAGAAAAAAAGTGTCATATGATACTTGACGAGTCGCAATGATTGCTTTATTAATAATACATCAACTGAGAAAAGGAAAAAGTTATGCACTCTTATGAAGAATGGAATCTGTATCATGTGGAGACACCAGCAGACGATCTGCTCGTATCCATCGCTCCCGATGTAGATCTTGATGATGTGGTTACTGGCTTCTGCTGGGACGAACAAGAGATCATCAAGATTCATGGATGGAATTGTATCTTTAACCAGCTTGATTATCAGACAGGAATGGAGCTTTAAAATGTGGTATGCGAGTGTTTCACCAAACATCTGGATCATTGATGATGGCACACTGGACACAGTAGTTCGGTTCTACGACGGGAAAGACACACAGACTCATCGTTACGATACTGAGTATCGCCAGAGCTTTCCGGATGACGATCAGTTTCTCCGGGCAGTACACGAGGAGCTAACTGCATACGTCCCCCGCAAGATTAATTGCAAAAGCCTAGCCGAGGTAAAAATCGTGGTCGACGCTGCCAATCGGTCAGAGGAAGTGGGAGAATCTCCTCCGGGTAATCCTTGGGACTAACCAAAAACCAGAACGCTAGAATCAGGCAGCCACCGGGCTGCCTTTTTTTGTTCGGGCATCGGGCATCGGGGATCGGGGATCGGGGATCTCTGGCGCAGCTTATGAGTCATGCCATCCTTCCACTCTCCTCCATAACATCACCCGTTTTCTTCTTTTTTGAACAATTGTTCTGGAAAATTAATTTATCGTTTAAAAACAAACACTTAAAAGGCTTGTTTGCAATCATTGCCTGTGGTATAAACTAGGACATGGGGCGAAGCTATGCCCTGAAACAACCGAAAAAAGTGAGTAAAAACAATGCCTTATACAAACTTCGAAACAAATTTCCTGCCCATGGGTACCGAATTTGAAATTGCCCATAATCAACGCGCCACCCTTGGCAGTGGCGATAGCCCACGCCAGCGCCGTCAGAAAGAACGGTTCAACAATACCGCTTCATTCATAGCTGGCGACGCAAATTGGGACGTGGCTAGGTGGGAAAGTGAATTACGCAATCGCGGCTTTGATTGGGTACAGGTTAAAGAGGAAAGCACAAATAACGTCGCGGCTGAAATTGTGACGCCAACCTTTAGCCCACGCTCTACCGCCGCCAAGGCTGATATCCGCCGCCTGTTAAATACAATTGAAGAATTAGGTGGGTGCGGCTGGCGTCAATATAACTGGCAGCGTGAAATACACGTTGGCATGCATTGCCATGTTGGCAATGCGCCAGTAGACGGTAGCGCCTTGACGCCAGACGCCCATTGGACCCACGCAAAGGATGCCATGGCTACAACAGGCCGCTTTGATAATGGCGCGTTGGTAGACGTTATGCCGTTGGCGCTGGCAAAAGACGTGATAGCGCGATATGCGGCTAATGAAAGTGAATTGAACGTCTGTTTCCCTACATGGCGTCGCACTTCAAACGGTGCCAATTGGGCATGCCGCTCAATATCCCACGTTGCAGACGGTAGCGGCTATAATCGTTTTTGGCAGGCTGGCGGCGATAGCGTGGCAGATGCCGCCAATGCCGCCGCCCTTGTGCTTTGCCGCAACCCGAAATTTGCAGTTGCGTCACTTGATACATGGGCGCGGCTTGGCACCGTAGAATTTCGCCAAGCGCCCATGACCCTTTCCGCCGATAAATTATGGCAGTGGCTAACCCTGTTGGAAAATCTGTTTATGACAAGCGCCAGTGGCCGCATTGATTGGGATGCCATTGGCGGCGCAACCGATACGCGCCAGACGCCAGACCAATTGTTCCGCCGCAATAGCCGCATTGGCCTGATATATTCCATGTGCCGCCGCGACGGTGGCGCGACGGTGCAAGAAATTATCAGCGCTACAGGGTGGGATGCTGAAACCATCCGCCCACGCATTACTGAAATCCGCCAGCGTTTGGATGCTACCGGCCACAATGGGCAAGCCGCCGTGGTAACCCATAATCAACAGGTTTATGGTAATGCCTACGGTGCCAGCAATGGGCGGCATGATCTGAATGGCTATGAAGTGTTGCGCGAATACACGGTGCGTAATGCGGCGGCTGATATCCCGCTTTTGCCAGTCAAGCGCCGCGCCCCTGCCACGGTCTGGTACGGCCTATCAGATGATTGCTTTGAATACTGGCAGGGTCGCAAAAATCTTTATTCCAGCCGCTAGGCTGGAATTCCCCGAAACACAAAAGGCCGCCGCTGGCGGCCTTTTCTTTTGTCTGGTACCTACCTAGTACCAGAACAATTGTTCGGCCTGTACGGGCCTGAAATCGCCAGCAATAGTCCATTCAGGTACCCTGCCACCAAAAGGGACCGCCACGCCAACGGGGACGGGTGTATATGGCCCCCCTTGTGTGTCAGAACGTGTCGGACACACGGCTGCACCAACTTTCCCTCAAACAAACACAAAAAAAATTATAAATCCCCATTTTTACCCATTGACATAGATGGCAGTGTTTGCTATAGTCTTATTATCAACTGAAGAAACAACTGAGAAAGGAATCAAGAATGACTTCACTTGAAAGGCTGTTAGGGCAGTCACTAGGGCTTCGGACCCGCACTCGTAGTCAGGCATCTATTGATGCAGCTAAAAGGGAGCGAAGCTACTACAGCAAGGCCAAAAGACTCGCTGATAAGATGGGCGTTGTGATTGAGGTTGATCGGTACATGTGTCCGTTTGGCATGACACCTACCAAGTGGGTATATGATGGCGATGACTTTGAACAGAAATCTGGCATTACTCAAGAGGAATTTGAAAGGCGTTGGCCTGATGAAAGAGGTCAGGTGGAATGGGAAGTGATTTACAGCCTTCTCCACTGGACTCTGGTTGAAGGCAAGCCTGTGAGCGAATACCAAGGATGCTCAACGATGTAATAACCAAAGGGGGCTTCGGCCCCCTTTTTTTGTTGACCAATAGCAATCTTTGCACTATGTTATGTCCACAAACTAATACAGGAGGGCAAAGTGCCTAGATTTAGATTGAACATTGGTGGTGATCCGATTGAGTTTGACTCTGCGGATGCTACTGGCTTTTTGGATGCGTGGGGTGAGGTGAGTAGGTCTTGGTCATCTGATCCTGACAGGTGGCGGCGTACTGCTGCTGCTTTGGCATGTGATTGGAGCGGCAAGACTGTTCGTTTCGACAACGATGAGAGTTTTGCTCTCGACATGATGCGTCATGGGATGTTGGAGGAAATAGAGCATGTACAAGGCTAAAGAGTCCTACAGCATGTGGGGTGGTAACGAGCTTCGCAGCAGGCGTAGTGAGATGAACATGACGCAGGTTGCGTTGGCTCGTGCCTTGGGCATAAGTCATCGGATGTATTGTTATTACGAGACTGGTGTTAAGGACATACCGAAGTCGGTTGAGTTATCTTTGCGTTACATACACAAGGGCAAGGATGAGGATGGCGAAGGTACCCTAGCGTCTCAAGGTACCCTGACGCCTTTTGATCGTGAGCGTCTTAGTCGTTTGTGTTTGGCTCTTGATTCACATGAGTGCATGGACGCTGAGACTGACAGGCTTTTGCGGCAGTCTTTGAAGGAGCTTGACTATCTGTTGTCAAAATTTCCTGAATAACATATGATTCCCCTTAGATTTTCATCAAAGGGGCAGTTGCATGGCAAATTTTATGGGGCCGATGGCACCGCCACAAGCGGCACAGCCACAACCAGCGCAGTTAGACGTAAAGACAAATCCGAGCCAGAGAGCGCAGTTCAAGTCGTTCATGCAGGGGATGAGTGTCCCACCTACTACTGCGCCAATTGCCCCTATGCTTCCGGCACCTATGCCGTCCCCCATGGATCAAGTAGACATTTTTGCTCCTGCTCCTATGGCTAGTGGCGGCGTTGTTGGTGGTCTTAATAAATTAGGCGAGATGTCTGGCCAGATGGTCGAGGCTCTGGACACTGTTGTTTACGGTGGTGGTCAGGGTGGCGGCTTTGGTGGCGGCATGTCGTCTGGTGGTGGCTTTGGTGGTGGTAATATGCCGCCGCCGTTGCCGATGACGCAAATTGGGATTGGGCCGTTCAAAGGTGGAGTTAGTGAAGGCTCTCCTCGTCCAGCCGTTATGCCGGGAGGTTTGTCGTTGAACGACAGCGCGTTGCTTGGCATGCCGACGCCGCAGTACATGCCTATGGACCCTGACGGTGATGGCATGGATCAGCAAGGTCGCCCCATGGAGAGCCAGCTAAGTGATGAGCAGTTAGAGGCGATGAAAGCGCAAATGATGGGCTTACGTTCATCTGCTGGTAATCAGGGCAGTGCTTTTGGTGCTGGCAGCATGGGCAGTCCATTTGCTCGTTTATCTGGTCTTGGTTCCATATTTGGTTATGAAGATGGCGGTGCCGTTAAGATGGCGCGTGGCACGACGAATGTCCTTGATGGCACTCGCAGTGGCGGAAACAACATCATGCCTTTGTATGATGAGTCTGAAGATCCTTCTGATGGGAGGGTTTTCCAAATTTCTCCAAGTGATTCTACTCTTCCGTCAGTTGGATTGTCGCAGTTTTACGCTCCCGGCAACATGAAGCAACCTCCGTCCAACTTGCAAAACGTTATGAATTTTGCAGATAACATTATGAGTGGCGCACAGATGCAAGGTCCGATGGGCGGCACATTTAACATTAGGCCCACAATGCGCGGCGACGATTTAGGCATTATGGCTAGTTACAATCTGTCCTTTGCTGACGGTGGTCCTGTTGGCATGGCGAATGGTGGCGGCGTTGAGTACAGCATGGAAGGTATAGAAGAAGCTATGCGTGATGCTGGTTTCTCCTCTGCCGCTGATCCTTTTGCTTATGTTGAGCCTGATGAAGACCCCGGAGAAAATGCAGGGATTGACATGGGGAATCCTGATCCTGATCCTGATCCAGTTGTTGTACAAAATATAGGTACTGGTGATGAAGGCTCTGCCAGCATTACCGTCAGGCCAACAGTTAGCGATACAGTATATACACCGCCAACTTCTACCGGCGCTCCTGTAGGAAATGTTTACCCTTATACGGATAATGATGATTTCCAACGGCAAGTTCAGGAGTTCCAGCGCAGAAGCTTAACTGATCCGGTTGTTACATCAGATCGTTCTATAAACCCGATTACTACTCCGAATTATGGGACGCAGCGGGACAAGAATTATGGTATGGACATTTTTGATCTTCTTTCAGGTGATCTTCTTTCAGACAGTGTACCGCCCACAGGTCCGGGTGGTGATGAGCCGTTGTTCACTCCAGCGCCTGCGTCGCCACCAATCATTGATCGAAACGCGGATCCTAACGCTCTTAGCCCTGCGGAAGAATTGGCTATAGCAAGAGGGAATCCGCCAACTCCGGGGCCGTATACAGGCAGCGGAGATTCATCTGTTCTTTTGACAGGTCAAGACGGCGATACTACTGGAGAGATTTACACCCCAGAGCTTCAGTTGGCCAATTTGGCTAAACTTCGCATTACAGGCACTGGCAATGAAAAAATAGACGGAAGAAGCGTAATTGACGATTTAAACAAAAGAACCGCAGGCGCGGATGCTGGGTTTAGTCCTGCTGGTATATTGGCCAAAGCTTTGGGT